GGCAGGATGTCATGAGTGGCATTAAGACGAGTGATGCTGCCTTCGATGATTTTTCGCAGTCGGTTATTGGACGTTCCATGTGGGATGTCATGTCTACGGTTTCCCTGTCAGCAATGATGTTGGCGATGGGGTTTCCTGAAGACTTGAATCTTATAGTGAAGATCAAGAAGTTTATGGATACCTGTTTCCGAGGAAAGGAAGGTACAGATAACTTCATTGATAAGTGCTGCCGTTTCATGTCGGTTACAGCCAGCAAGTTTAAGGAGGCTATTGAGAAGAGGGATTTTTCGATTTTGTTCTCTAAGACAGATGTTCGTGAGTGGATGTTTTTGTCTACGACTTTGTTGGATGATCCTTGTATCTTGTTGGATCAGGCGAGGCCGGCGATGAGGCTGACCTTTGCTGATAAGCTTGAGAAGGGAGAGTTGCCACATGTGCTGAAGACGCAAATAACGTCGGCACAGAGACTCTGTTTGATTGATGGAGCTTTGAAGGAAGCCGTAACCTATGAGAAGGTTGCGGCTGGTTCTGACGATCGAGTGTTGCAAGTGAGCTTGGAGAAGCTGCGCCTGCGATTGGAGTCTATGAAGTATTCCCTTGAAAGTAGGCGCGCTAATGGTGAGTTTCGCGTTGAGCCTTTTGGAGTGTTTATTCATGGGCCTCCCGGAGTTGGGAAGAGTGAATTTACAGGAGTCCTGCATAGAGCCTTTGGCGCGAAAAGGCGTTTGCCGGCGACTGGAGAAACGAGGTTTGACTATCTGAGGGCGTCTAATTTCTATGACACTGCGAATGGAGCGCAGTGGTTCGCAGTTTTGGACGATATTGACCAGTCTTTAGGAAGCACGGCCTATGCGGATAAGAAGCATCCGGAGGTTGTGGTAGAGTTGATTAATAAGAAACCGCTTGAGATGGAGCAAGCTGTCGTTGACAAGAAGGGGCAGATCTTTTGTAATTTGCTTTCAGTCGTGTATTGTACGAACTACAAGGACGCGAGATTGCAGAATTTCATTAGGGAGCCTATGGCTTTTTGGCGCCGCTTTGCGTATGCGGTAGGCTTTGAGGTCAAGAAGAAGTACGCCACGGAGAAGGGCATGCTTTGTCCCGACAAGCTTGACGGGAGCAATGACTATTGGGAATTTACCATAGGCCAGTTTGACGACTCGCTATGGGATGATAGCAACAAGTACACTAGCTTTCCTTTTCAGGAAGCAAAGTGTGATTCGTTGTCGTATCTGGTCAGAGAGTTGACCAATT